GCCGATAGCTGAAGCTCGACAGCGATCTCGACCTCACAGGTCAGGTCTGTCCGCTGCATTGGCCTGGCTGAGTTGGTCGAGACAACCAGCCTCGGGAAGTTGGGCATGACGTCCTGGTCGTCGGGGTCGTCGTACAGGCCGCGGCTGTAGGACGTGAGGCAGGTGGGGGTGCCGGCGCCGGAGGCCGACCAGTTGGCTGCCGCCAGGTAGTCGGCGACTGCAAGCTCTGCTCTTAGGGCGACGGCGTTCATTTGATTGAGATTCCGTTGTCTTCAAGAACCTTACCGTTGGCCAGGAGAGCCTCGGTCATGTGGTTGACCATCTCTGTCGTCTCGTCGTCGAAAGCCTTCTGCATGGCCGTGTTGTAGATGCCGGCCACCCGGTTGTATTGGCTGTCGGCCACACCGGCGGTCATGACCACCGAGGCCGTCGGGTTGAATCCTGGGACAGCCTGAATTCCTCGGGCCTTGGTGCCCTTGTGTGTGGCGACGTTCTCCTGGGGGAGGCCGTACTGGTTGGCAAGTGAGACCAGGGCGGCGTTGGTCTGCTTCGGCGCCTTGTAGCCCGGCGGCTTAGATAGCGGCTTCCACTTCGGGCTTTGGAACTGGCTGAATCCTCTGTTGTACACTCGGATCATCTTCACCACACCGGATCGAAGATAGCCGACGGACCCGATGGCTTTCCGCATCAGGGCCGAGGCTGCCGCCTTCATCTCCTCGCCATAGAGGCCGCGGCGACCACCCTTAGCTTCCTTTGACTGAGCGATGAGGTGCACCCGGCGAAGGATGCGAGACTTGCCGATTCTCTTGCCGGTTTTCTTAGACTTCCGGTTGATGTCACCGACAGGCGTCCCAAGGTAGTCAGCGATCCTGCGTCGCTCCTGGCCCGGGCTCTTGGGTGGCACCAGGACGAACAGCCGGACCATCAGGTAGAAGAACCGGCTGTTGATGGCCTTGTGAAGATCTCGGGAGGTCGTCAGCAGATACTGCTTCATGGCAGCGTCAAACTTGCTCGAGTCGACCGTCATGTTAACAACGGGCCTCACTTGGTCTTCGCCCCCAGCTCGAGGTTGTAGTAGGCGCCTGAAGCATCCACACGGCAGGACAGGATGCGCAGGGTGCGTCCCTGATAGACTAGCGTCCTACCGACCACCGGCCGAGGCTTGCAGAAGGTTAAGGCGATGCGGTCGCTGTTCTCCTGGAGGATGAATAGTCCGTCTTCCTTGAGGAGCCTGGAGAAAGTCGTCCCTTGGTCGAGCGTGTAGAGTGTCGAGTCCATCGAGACCAGTGTGCTGTCGCAGGTCTTCCAGTCGGAGAACATGACCAGGATCCTTGAGGTCACGTTGTCCTGGAACCCACCGGAGATGGGCACGTTGGCATCGTTGACGGCTGCCGGGATGCATCGGATCGACGTGCCTTCCCAGATGAACATCGGCGCCCCCAGCATTTGCTGGAGCACCGCCATGCCCTGCTGGAGACTGGATCCGATGGTGGTCATCAGGTGGTGAAGTAAGTGCCAGAGACTATGAGCCGGCTGGTGGCCTGGAGATTGGCGGCCAAGCTGGTGGCGCTGCCTGTCTCGAAGTGCGACAGCTCGAGGTAGCTGGTGCCGGCGATTATCCTGGCAATCACCGAGGTCTTGGCCTGGTTGGTGCCGTTGGTCAGCCATACCGCGGCGGCGGCCTCGTAGGTCACGGCATCAGGCAGCGACAGCCGGAGGTTGCCCGTGGCGGATCCGCTCACCGAGTCGACGGTGATGTCCGCGGTGAAGGTGGTAACGAAGCCGATGGACGTGTGCCGGGCCGTGTTGGTGGTGATGGCGTAGGTGCGGCCACCGCCGGAGTCGATGAGGGTCGGCACCCAGGTCGTCGGTGTAACCAACGGCAGGGCGGCATATAGCTCGTCGAAGTTGTCGTTTATCTTCTCACCGGCGCCGCGGAGGGTGTCCCCGGTGTTGTCGTTGGCGATGGTGCCGATGTTGATCGTTTGCTGGGCCATAGTTTTATTTCTTGGGTAGGACGTACCAGCCGGCCGGAAGGGTTACCCGGGAAGGCCCGACCAATTTCTGATCTTTGTCGAATCCGTAGACACTGGCCTTCACCGGCTCGGCCAACATCACAGGATCACCGGAAGGGACCAGGACCACCCGTGTCATCTGGCAACCTAGGAAGATCGGCAACACGAGCAGCCAGATCGTCCTTGAGAGGCTTTGGTGCTTGGCCATGTTGAACATCGGTGGGTGGTGTTTCGCGTAGGAATTCCAGCAGAGCCTTGAGGATCTGGTAGATCCAGTTCACGGCTTAGTTACTTCGGCTTCCTTGGCATCCTTAGCCCAGATCAGGCCGATACCAGCGGTGACCGCGGCGATGGTAGTCGTCAGGTCCAGGTTGGTTGTCGGGTCGTTATCGAAGACAGCCTTCAAGGCCCCACCAACAGCGACGAGGATAGCACCTACACCGGCGAGAGTTGTTTTCGTGTTTTTCATTTAGATTTGAACAGCCTATAGGCTCCGTAACAGGCGCAAAGTAAGCCAATCACAGCGGTGATAAGCCTCACCCAGTCGGTCAGTATCGGAATAAACGAAACAGCGGTGGCACCTGCTGCTGCTCCTAGAGAAAACGCGGGGCTTGTGCTGCTGTTCGTTGGTTCCATTACTCGGGTTTAGGCTGTGCGGCTGCGAGGATTAAGTCTGCCAGAGGAACGCCAACCTTAGCGTTCTGATAGCCACCGGCTTTGATGGCAATGTCGATGAGTTGGAGGAGGCTATTCACCTGCTCGGTGCTAAGTTCGATCTTGATCATACAGCGGGAGATTCAGCGATAACCACCGGCTCCGCAACCTTAACCGGAGGCGGCACCGGCGGTAAAGGCTGCGCCGCCCACGGCAACGGCGGAGCAATCACCGGCGGGTTGATCTGATTCTCAATCTGCAACGAGACGTTCGCTTCAATAGCGGTCTTATCAACACCGTTCTCGTAGCACCAGTTCAAGACCTGTTCCTGCGTCAGGTCAGGATATGGCGTAAACTCACCAGTCGGCGGCTGGAACGAGCAAGAGCCGTAGCAGGTGCCGCTGTATTGATCCTGAGTGCCGTTGCATCGCCAATCGGCGGTAATCACGACATTCGTGTCTGAGCCTTCGGTGGGCTTTACGAGAAGGCGTTCGATGATCCAAGAGAGGGTGGTCATAGTGGTGTGATATCAAACTAATGCAGCGAATCTCCAAGCAGAATTTACATACATATAAAATCGATTGTTTGTAGTATCAACAGCCATCGGAATTCTTCCAGCTTTTGCCGTAGGAACTCCCGTTGGAATACCGGCGCAACCGGGAATGTAAAAGAAGCCATCAGTTGCCGTTGTAGTCAGAGTTGCAGGACCGACAGTGGTGCTTCTATTTACATCAATGGCCAATGCGACATTTGAACCAGTGACAACACGGAACTCGTTTCCTGCGCTTCCGATATAAAGGCTACCAACAGTAGTTCCGCTATCTTCCAAATACAGAGCGTTAATTGCTCCAGTACTCTTGAATCGGCCAGAAATGGTCGATGTGCTAAGAACATCCAGCTTATACGTCGGACTCACCCCCACGCCCAACCCCGTGGAGTTCAGGGTCATTCCTAGCGTACTTGCATACGAAAACGACAGGTTGTTTGCAGACCCTAGATACATACCATTCGCAGGAATGCCTGCGCCGGTGACGTTCAGATTAGCCGCACCGAGTGCGCCGGTGATGGTGGCGGAGCCAGCGGTAACGAGTCCGGTGACAGTCAATGCTCCGCTCGCGGTTGGCGAGGATGAGAGGATGTTGTTGACGCTGATACGTTTGGTCGTACCAGATGCGGCCATTGTCGTATCGGATACATCGACGATAGGGAACATATCGTTGACGGGATCGGCAGCAGTCAGTGCCGTTAGTGCTGTAATTTTAGAATCTGCCATAGGTCAGTTGGATTGGATTGCGAGTTTGAAAGCGTCTTCCTGCTGGAGAAAACCAGCATCTTCTCTCAAGAGAGAATCAAATGTGCCAAATGTAATGACGAGTTTTCCGGTGCCGTCTTCTTGCAGCACAAAGAACTCGTCCTCTTGCAGAACGTCGCGGCGTAGCACAGGCGCATCAGTGCCACCGGCTTGACCGGAGAACAACCGATTCAGTGCTATGCCAATTGATATCATTAGCTGCGAGCGAGGAAAGCCACAACGCTACCGGATGAGATCTGGAATCCGGTGATATTTCCCACCAGAGGGAATCCAGCAGGAATGGTCTTGGATGTCCAAGTGCCAGATATTCCGAATCCAGTGATAGACGTAAACACCGTTGGCTCAACGGGAATCAAGCCAGACCACGTTCCGGTCTGAGCGGCGGTGCTAGTGACCAGAGCGAAGCCTTCGCGGCCCATTGAATACTCAGTCGAAATGTCTGCTTGAACGGCCATAAAATTGTGTTTCGGTTAAAGGGGAGGCTGTCAGCGTATCCAACAGCCTCCCCAGTTTTGGTTGTTTAACCTTTGCGGATCTTCGGTGCCAGACTGCCCTGTATCCACAGGATCAGTTTGCCTCCTTCTGGAATGGTCGCGGTGTTGAAGTTGGTGCGCTGGAGTGACGCATCGACTTCGGGGCCGGCGACAATCTTAGCCTTGTCGTTTCGGTCCACCGAGATGGTTGTGGCGATTCTCATGGATAACCTTAAGCGGTCACGAGAACTTCGGCCTGGGTCGTGTCAGCGGCCGCGGCGCCGAACATGATGTCGTAGGACGCCATGTGAGCGCGGGAGGCGCGGCTGTACCAGACGGAGAGCAGGCAGCTCAGGCCGTTGGCGGTGGTCACGGCGCGTTGCTCCAAGAAC